TCGTATGTATCACTAAACCATCCATGAAGTGACGGTGCATCTTCATCTTTATCCGGGAGAGTCAATTGATTAGATTGAACGCGGGGGGGGTCAGGCGTAGGTTTTGGTAAACCACGTACAGCATGTTCTTTAAACACGCCGCACGATTTGAGATATGTGCTTTGTTTATCACGTAGAGCCATTTCAATTTTCTTGGTTATTTCTTCATAAGTAAGAGAAACATTTCCTTCTTTAAAAACGTATATGTGAGTATTTGCTTCAGAAAGATTAATAGTGTCTGGATTTACAACTCGAACACCATTATGTATTTTAGAATATTCTGGTAACAGTTCTACTTTAAATTGTAAATCAATGCGTCGTTTGTATGCTTCTTTACTCGTTAAATAATCCAATGCCGGGGTCTTTGCGTTGTCTGTTGCAATAATAAGTGCTGAGTTGAAATTTGCATTTGCTTTATTTTCCAATTCTGCTACATTCAAAAGATGTGTATGTGAATTTGCATAATGAATCATATCTACTGGGAAAGGTTGCCCTTCCTTCAGAAAATGTGGATTCACCTGATTAGCATCATCACATACAAAAATTTTGGACATAGCAGGATTGTAATTTGTCTTGTATTTATTTGCTACTGGATTGTAATACATATACTTTTCAAACTCAGAACATTCCTTGTACAATTTGTCGCCTTCCACTCCTTCCAATTCAAGAATTGTCCGCAAAGCATCTCCACTAATTAAGTTAACAAGATGCGTCTTCCCAACTCCAGCTCCACCATACAAATGTAAAGTGACTGGAGGTTTTCTGTTGCCGTGTCCTGCCGGAGGAGATGTTTGTACTGCTTTGTAATATTGATTCAACCGTGCTGCTGTTCCTGCATATTGCAATCGTTCTTCTGAATGCGCTGGCAAATACTTCAATAACATCATAGATTTTATTTCTAATTCTGTTATTTCCATATACGCTGATTGCAACAAACGCAAATCTTTTTGTCCTTGTGTCGTTGTGTAGTATGTGACTCGCCGTGAAATGTGATCAATCTCTTTCTGTAAGTCAAATTCGTCGCGACCGCGCACCCATTTTATGCATGACTTTACAGCATCCATTACATAATCTAAGCCTCGCGATGTTGGTGCTACCTGCCTCAAAGAGGATAGACATGCATCAACGCTACTCTGATTAGGCTTTCGTTGAAATATCAAACTTAAAACAAGAGTCACAATGGCATTCATTGCTGATTCAATATTCATGTGCTTCTGGGCTACTTCCTCTTTACCATTTACAATAAAATTGTAAACTATTATTGCACACTTCGTAAAAAGTGCCAAAGCCAAACCTTTTATTTTAAAGACATTATACAATGCCCTTATTGCCAAAACCTTTGCCGTCGTCGATGGTACTCGTGCAATCACATCTAAAGCGCATAAAACATCAACCCAATTAAAAAGTGATTTTAATTCTTCTGGAAATGCATCAAGGATATTTTTGACTACTTCTATCCAGTCGCCGGAATCATCTACCATCCCAGTTGTGAAAAATTCTACATTGTCTTCTGAGTACCATGCACTTGCTTCTTCGCTTAATTTTTCATAAAAATGTTTTGTTGCTATATCCAATTGCTTCATTGTTGCTTTGTCAGCCGCATTTTGTCGTCGTTGTTTAACAAATTTCACGTTAGCATGAAATAAATCTCGTGCTAATTTCGTGTCTTGTGCCATTAGTCGTGCTTGTCGCGTGTTGTCAGGGGATCGCCTAGTTTTTGAGTCGCGTTTCGTGTTTTCCTTGTCAATGTTACCATTAAGTGCGTGCTTCTCTTTATTTGAGTCTATTCTATTGCGCAAAATATCATATGCAATTGCCATCCAGTCAGAAGTTTCACTATAACGCATAAAACTTGAAATCAAGACTCGTTCTATGAACTCATCACATACCCATTGCCTAGCGCTCCATGGAACAACCAGATAACACAGATTTTCATCTACTACATCAAATCTGAGTTCCACAAATTCTCTGCAATATACTCCAATTGTCATTTCCTTACCATGTAGTGTTAAACCAATGTAAGTCATATGTTCGCCAAAAATTTCTACAACCGTGTTTCCATTCATTGAGTGTTGCTTTTTGTTTC